AAGAGCGACAGCGTATCGTTGGCAGAATCCCGCAATGTTACGCATGCCATCAGACCAGTCGTCAAGCGAAACCGCCTCGTAGCTATTCTCTCCGTCTCCGTATGGCTTTGGTGACGGTGTCACTTGTCCGGCGGGGAGCAGAAGATCGTCGTGCTTGCGGATGTTTGTCCATTGGTCTCGCGTCATGCTTCGGCCGTGAACGACTTCTTTGCCGGCGGAGATTGCGATCTTGACGGCTTCTCGATCAGATGGGTCGAAAGCAACTCGGTCAGTGCCGACGGCCAAGTCAAGGTAGGTTTCCAGAGCCTCTTTGGAGATCTCCTTGTGTTCCGTCGCGTCTTTCATCCAGATGGTGTTGGCATCTGTTTCGTTCAGCAACTCATGAGCCTCGTTGGCAATCATGACTCTGAGTTTCTTCAGGTATGCGGGCTTGACGTTGTCTCGGTCCATGTTCAATGGAACCTTTTGTTGTACGTCCATGATGAACTTGTCATCAGGCATGTCAACGACGGGAATCCCCATCTCGTACAACCCTGCCGTCTCTCCGTCTTCTGGTTCATACAGAGTCACGTTGCAGACTCGAGTGGTGCTGAACAACTTGCCGTCTTCATCTGCAGCGATGGTCGGGAGGTAGCCTCGAATCTCCTTGACAACTTTGCGTCCGCCAAGCACCTCTTCGTTGATGGTAGTTGTGATTCCTTCTTGCGGAATCAAGCGGTGGAATGATTTGATGCATTCCTCGCGTTCAGCCTTGGTCATTCTGATTGTTGCTGAGAACACGGAACCCGCTTCGCGTTGGTTCTTGGAGACTTCTCGCTTGCCATCTTCGCTGAATGTGACAGTCTGACCGACGGTGCAGATTTCGGCTTCAGTGCATAGAGCAAGAACAAGCTTCTCACCCAGGTTGAAGCGACCTCGCTTGTTCGAGTTGTTCTTCTTTCCTGACTCGGCGAACAACGTGTATGCGTGTCGGATGTCTTTGAAGCCTTCTGGATTGTCATCTTCGACAATCAAGATGCTTTGGCCGCGAACTCCGGCGGTCTTGAGTGTGACGCTGACGTTCTTGCTGTCTTCGTCCCATGCATTCTGGACCAGTTCGAATATGACGTGAGCCTTGCTTTGCCGTTCAAGCAACTTCGACAGGCCTTCTTTATCTACGTCAAACCAATGTGATTCTGTTTTCTGATTCATTGTTGGCCCCTTTCAAGAGCGTGGTTTAGGCGACATTGCCCAACCTTTATTTGTATTATCGGTTGATTGTCGGCAAAACGAAAGCCAAACAAGGGCAAAAGTAGGGAAAAAGGCGATTAGATTTGCCTTGCCTTAGGAGGCTCAGGGAGCCGCTGTGAGGCGTTTTAACAGCGACTCCCCTATGCCTCCACGTTTCATCCCAAAAGCCGTCAGACGCCACCTAGCGGCTTCGGAATGAGTCCCATAGGCATTCGATGATCCCACCAGTCTCGTCAGCCCTGGAGACGATGCTCGGACCGATCTTGTCCGAAAGCAACTTGCCCTGATCGTTCGTGATCAGGATCGTGTCCAACTTGGCACCATATCGGGTGTCAACAACTTGGTTGAGCACCCTATTTTCCCAAGCCGATCCACCCCTGTCGTGCATCTCATCGAGTACCAACAGTCTCGGCCGATCATCAGCATAGCGGCTCCGGCCACCAAGTCTATTGATGATCGCATTTTCAGACTCATTTCCTTCGCCGTTGAATGTCGCCTTGATCGCCATAAAGAAATCAGCCACTCGATAGTATTGAACTGGTTGGCCGTTCAAGCAGAACAACCGGCCGATACACGTCGCCAACTGAGTCTTGCCCGTGCCTCGCTTGCCTGAGAGTATGAACAACGACCCTCCTCCAAGCTTCTTCATGGCATATTGGTAGGTGGCTCCCCAAGGGCATTTCTCGTCAGTGACAGAATGTGATTGTTTGGCGTTCTCTTTGTGCAAATCTGGGAAACCTGAACGTGCCCAACACCCCATGACGACTTTCGTCTCATGCTCCGTTAATGTCAACGACTTTCCCAAGTCCAGTTTCGGCGTGTTCTGTGGCATAGTTATTTCCATTTGAAGTCCCTTTCGACTTATCGTTGGCTCTGGCGAACCAACTGTTCACGAACCGCATGTATTGCTTCTTCCGTTTCTTCGGATTGGCAAGCAACCACTGGTGGATGACCAGCAACTCAGAGCCAATGTCAACGTATGGGTATGCGTCTGCCCAAGAAGCCTTTCGCTCATCAGTCAACCCGATGAACCCATCTTCAGTCCAATCGAACTTGACCTCATTAGTTTTATCTTTTTTCTTTTTACTTTTTGCACTGCGATCGCATTGCGTCCGCACGCTTCCTTTTTTCCACCTCGCTTCGGCCCCCCTCTTGCCGGCTTCAGACCTTTGAGCGAGAGTCTCAGACACGTTTGCATGATCACGGGCCATCCGGTCTTGAACCCACTCTCCGCCGGGATATGACTCGTTGAACCAAAACGGCATCATGACCTTGTCCTTGATCTGATTCCACCTGAGAGGAGCCAGTCGAGTCCAAGTCGCAAGATACTCATCGTTGTTCGGGAGAGAGCCAGGCCGCTCTTGCTGCCATGCCCTACAAAGCAGTAGTATGTATGCTCCGACCTCTTCGGTGGACATCAAGGAAACCTTGTCGTCCGCCAAGAAATCGGCAATGTTGAATGGTATGTACGGTAAATCTGACATAACTTCTTCTCCGCAACGTCCCTCTCGCTCCAATCACGGGGGACGTTGTGTTTTACAGACAGGGCCACCACAACGACATGGCGGAACCCTTCACTTGACATCGGCGCCGACCGCTCATTAGCAAAACACCATCTCTGCACAAATCGCTGAGACGGCGTTGAGTTTCCACATGAGACAACCCAATCTTCTTCGCCACCTCTGCAGCAGTGTGGCCGGGATAAGTTGAAACACCTTTGAGCACGATGCTCTTATGAGATTTCAAGTTACCGTTGTCGATGTGTTTCTGAAATGCCTCTCGTGACGTGCTTGGGTTTCTATTCCTGAAATTCAAACCTGTCTCTTGAGTACCACTAATTGGCGTGATCATGAGCCGGCTCCACTGACGGTTGAGAATCAATCCAAGCTTCGATGACTTCTGGTTTCCACATCATTGTTTTGCCGTTCAACTGAATAGGAGGGGGGATTGCCCCCTCCTTGATCCAGCGGTGAACAGTTGTAGGTTTGACGCGGCAAATCTCAGAGACGTCTTTGACCGTGTACATAGGTTTCATTTGTTCACCTCAAAATGGGATGTCTTTGGAAGGAACACTAACTGGTGCAGTGTTTGCGGTTGCTTTTTTGTCTTTCTGTTGAATCAACTCGACTTCTTTGACTTTGATAATTGGTTTGGACCTGGGGTTACCATCCTTGTCCTCCCATTTTTCGATTCGGATCTCTCCGTTGACCGCAAGCTTGTCGCCTTTACGGCAATAGTCGTTGACAAAGTTTGCTGAAGCTCCCCAGATTTCACAATCGAAGAACGAGCATGTCTCTTCTCGTTTATGAAGCCGATTATTTGCGATCGTGAATTTCGCTAAGGCGATATTGTCACCATTGCCCATCTTGACTTGTTGGGCTTCTGGGTCTCTCGCAAGATTCCCGCAAAGCGATATTGAATTCATGTTTACTTTTGACATCAGTTATCCCTCACCTTCGATTTTAGAAATGGAAGTTTGAATGAACTCCAACATGGAGTCATTGTCCGCCTTTGAAGTTCGTTCCTCTCCGAGAAGAAGAACACCAGTTGCGTCAAGTTCTGCAGGACACGCAGGATTTGATGCAAGTTTATCGGCAAGCTTCATCACCTCAGAGTTGTAGATGCCTCTCGGATCTTTCTTCATTGGCAACTTTCGGCCTGCTGCATTACTCAACCCTTGCATTTCTTCCGCCGGAGTATCTGAGTCGGCGCCAACCATCACATAGATGTGACCGAAGTTGGCTCGGCACAACTTTGCTTCGGCTCTTGTTTGAGTCATCGACAGCAAGGCATACTTTGGACCTTTCTGCCATCGTTTCTCATCATCTCCAACGTACCCCCAGGCCCGCGCAACCTCTGATCCAGAGTTGCAGTCGTGCAACGTGGCTTCGGCTTTGTGGCATTGGAGACTCTCATCGTAAACAGCATCTCCAACACTGACGGTGTAGCCAAGAGCATTGGCAATCGAGATGCCTCCGCTGACTTTCATGTAGTTGTTGCTGTTCACTTGGCAGAGATGAGATCGTTTGATCTCTGGGGACAGGGTCGCAATCAACTCTTTGTTTTGCTCAATGCGATCCATTGGTGTCATCTCTACCAACCTCTCACCATCAACACCAACTGGGAATGTGGCGATCGGCTCAGGTGCGACTAGTTGTTTTTCTTCTTGTGACATTATTTACCCCTTCTGGTAAATGGAAAAAAGTAAAACGCTGACGAGAACGCATCCTTGCGTCCCGCCAGCAACATCAGGTCTGGGAGTCAGACCCTCCGTAGGCGAATAATTAGCACTCGCTGTCTTCGTATGCAATTCTAGTTTCTTCGTGCAAGTCGATTTCTGTTTGATTGAAGACTTCTTCTGCAGCATCATCACGCAACTCGAAATCTTTCACATCGTTTCCGTCTGTATCCATCACATCAGTAAGCGCGACATAGTAGTCACTTGACTCGATGTCGAAACCTGGCTCTGGAGCAGCAGATTCGATAGTGACATCAATCACAAACTGGGCACAAGCCGTCAAGTCTTTCCCGTCATAGGAAAAGTCAACCGCCTCCGCATTCTTGTTTATCTGTAGATTCAACATTTTGACTTCCGATCTTGATTACTGTTTCCAAATAGTTCATAGCCTCAACGGGCAACCCGCAACCATTTGGCGTTGTTTTACGCAAATGGTCTCGAACCCAAATGAGGCCAACTACAGCTTCTCGGCTTGGATTTGGGGTTTGAATCACCAATCTTCCAACCTTGAAGTGTGATCAGAACCGAAGCCAGGCGGCACGGGTTTGCCAAGAAAGGAAATAACCTTCCAAACGCCAATCAACAAGTCTCTGATGTTCATCTCATGCCCTTTCAGCAAAGAGACATTCTCGCCAGTTCAGCACCCACGATGATGATGATTCTCGGCCAGAACAACATGGTTATCATTATGTAGTTTTCGGCGTGTTTGGGTTGTTTACTTTGGTTGTTTTTGCAAACTTTGCCCGTTTTTGTTCAGTTTGCCTCGTAAGTCTGAACAGGTTCAATACGGAGAATCGTCGATTTGGGTATGCAGTTGACGTCTCCAGCAATCTCGTCAACACAATCGAGAGTACTTGCCAGGGTAATAAACACCTCAGAGTCGACAACAACCCACCCGACAGAAACCATAGTTGCTGGTTTCATGTCTCTGACTTCATCAAAATCTATCCAAGGCTCTGATTTGGATGTGATGTCTAACCAAGTGAGTTTGACCAGTTCGTATTCAATCACGAATCACCGTCCTGGCACTCCAACATTTCCCGTTCATTCTCCCTACTCGTCCAAGCTTCGCCTCGCCAACCACCACGCCACAGTTCCATTGGTTCTGATCTTTCCGCTGCATGTAGGGTACTTCCATGCCCATCGGTCCAGCCGTCCCCGCATTGGCATACCAGTACGGAAGAAGCACATTCGCGCTCCGCTTGCACTGGGTGACGTGTTTCGGTCTATGAGTATGACCCCTGACCATCAACCTGTGGGCATTGCCACCCAGAGCGTAAGCAACCTGAAGACCCTCTAGCTCGTCAGAGTTGCTACCGGCATCAAACCCGTGAAAGAACACCACCTGGCCAAGCTCGTAGCACCCTTTGCGATCATGGATTGATGGCTTCTGGTACGGAACCTGTCGCCACCTTCGGTATACCTTGCCATGCTCGGCATGGGCGTTCCAATCACACAATGACCTTAGATCAGATTGAATCCGCCTAGCGTCCGCTACCAAGATATTCGAATCGTGATTACCCAAGCACCAGATAAGGTCACAGTTCTTTGGAAGCTCTCGCCTAATCGCCTCAAGGTAATCAGCTCCATCACGAAACTCGTCCTCGAGGGTATGCTCGATGTTGTCATCTCTTGGATGAACCGACGCCGCCTGAGCATCCAATAGGTCGCCCAACATCACAAATGATTGTAATGGTCCGTTGTGCTTCTGATCATCCGCCAGGGTGCTAAGAATGAAATCCAGCGACCTGAGACGTTCTTTAGAAGCCGGGCCTACGTGAGCGCACGATATGGCCGCGAATCTTGCTGTATCTGGCATCTGCGTATCCTTGCATCACCAATGACCTTTCGGGCAAGACTCACCTTCTATTGTTACCTTGGACGCCAAGAAACAACCACACCCACCCCGCTCCTCGTCACACACTCCGAAGTTGTAAATACCTTCAGGGCAATTCAAACAGATAGATTTCCGTTTGTCAACCACCTCTAAGCTTGCCTGGTCAATGCCCAGTTCAGATTTGAGCAGCCCTGGCACGCCTTTGGCGAGTCGTTTAAGCATGCCCGCTTTCTTCTGCTTTGCCTTTTCTGCACACGATGAGCAACCCCCACTAGATTCCGTGTCGCCTTCAAGCACCTTTTTTTCTCGAGAGTAGTTTTTTTCCAACGTGTTAGCAGGAATCTGATCTTTGTAAATAACATCATTCAAGCCAGGGTTCGGGCCTGTTACATGTTTGGGCAATCCTTGGAACTGTTTGAATGAAACCGTAGAATTGTCAGGATCAATCATCGGCACTTGTTCAATCGGATTGTACTGTTCTGAAACGTAAACAAGCTGCATGTCTTTATCAAACAGAACTTCGACACAACTCAAGTTTGTGCAACAAGTGTGAGCTGAAACATTTGCTTGTTGTTTAGGAAGTTCTGAACGACTATTAAGAATTGCCATTTGTTGTTCCAGTATCAAAGAGGAGGGAAAAGTTGCACGCCTGTGCATTTGTACACTTTTCCATACCCATTCTCATAATAACAAGGTCTGTTCGGAGGAGTCCACATTCCTTCTTCTGGTTCTTCACATATTGGGCAATTCCCTCCACACCCTGACTCATGAGGGAAATGTACGTTTTCGGCCATCGGTTGCAAGTTGCAACCAAGTCCTCCGGGACAATGAACACATTGTCTTCCCCCCCCTTGATATGACATGATTACTTCAAACTCACAAGCCCCGTATGGACCCTGTTGACATTTTGCATAACTCCCGTCGCCAGGCCACCAACCACAACAAACATCGTCTTCATCAGAACCATTATTTCCCTCACACCAAGGTTCTCCATGATTATCTTCGTCGTTACAACATGAACCACATGGACCTTGAGAAAAAGGCCAACAAAAATATGAAGTGCCATCGTCTTCACCCTCACAAGGAAACGTTGGATTATCAACACCTAAACCACAAGCTTTGCAAGCACTGGTTGTTCGACAGAAGTCTTCACTGCAACCTTCACAGTCTTGTCCACCGTTATCGCAATGACAATAAAACCCATCCGATCCGCAACCATCCCAACAACCCGCCATTTGATAAGTCGTTCCAGGTGGGTCTGCATCCATTCCACAACCACCACAAGAGCCAGTTGTTCTCAAAGTTACAGAAACCTCGTGTGATCCAAATCCTTTTGTCCCTCTCCATACGTTTCCTCCCGACTGATCCCTACGAACGAATAAAGTAAAACTTTGTCCGCATTCTGGGCCTGGAGGCGAGTAAGGACTTCCGACACAAAGAATTGTAAACGAAATAATTCCTACATCTCTTTGAGCAGGAACCCAACCAATATCTTGTCGATATTCACAAAAACAATCTCGACACGCTGTGCGACACTCTAGCTCTGGTGGCTCAACGTACTCTTTGCATCTTTGATCGTTACAACCTTGATAGTCGGTGTCGCAAGGAGGATCTCCAAGATACATAATTGAATAATTGGGTTGGCTAGATCCGAAATCTGGATTTACTTTGTACAGACCGCCCAGTTTGTTAAAACAACAAGTCCCGCGTTTTATCGTGTCTGGCATACATTGTTGCGTGTAACCACCAGGGCACCCATCAGGACAACAGAAGAACGGAGAACCAGTGTTGTCTTCATCATCGGTTTCTGGAACGCACTTGCACAAGACAGAGTATCTTTCTCGATATCCTGAACATTCTTCTTCGTTTTGTGTGCAAGCTTTGTAATCCTGATACCAACACTCTTGCTTACAACAACCAGCGCAAAGATCAGAAAACTTTTTACCTTCGATATCCCAATAACCACATTCGCAAGAACAATCAGGGTTGTTTTGCGGATCGCATCCATTGTTTTTTTCGTCAACAAGTCTTGGAAGACCTGAGCCTGTCCAACTTCCTCTTGCCCAACAACATTCAGAGTTGCAATAAGCGTACTCTTTAGGATTTCTAACTACTACTTGACCTCTAGGAGATGAAGTTCCGTTTGGATTTTCTGGGTCTTCTGGTATTTGGACAATAGTTTTACCGCCGTAACAACCTGTACCCTCTTCACCTGCTCCATCCCAAAAACGAACCCGAAACCACCAGTCGGTAAATTCTTCGTCGCATTCTCTTCTCAATCTGTCAAACTCAGTGAATTGTCTTGTGCATATAGATATGTACTCTGGCATATCTTCCATGCAAGGAGGGTCATCGTTTGGATCGTCACTTATGGAACAATGCCGAAAGTTATAGTATCGACAGGGTTCAGTGCAGCAATCACACTTCACCGTAAGATCAGCAGCCTCAGCAAGAACGTATTGCCTGTTTCTTACAACGTAAGAAGTGATTTGTGATTCTTCGTCTATTCTTGCTAGTTGTTTTCTTTCTTCTCCACTCGTCACTTGCTTACCCTTCGTAGTTCCACCCTACGGATTCGATCTCGTCACATGCCGACGCACGGGAAGACGCTTTGCCGTCCCAGGCAACCGCATTGATTTGTTCCTCGAGTCCAATGCAATAATCTCGTACCACATTGATCTTTGCCAAAAGAGCGGTTTTCTCTGCTCCTTTGATGATGCCCATTGCAATGTACCTTTGTTGTTCTTCTGGTACAACTTCTTGGATGCATCTGGCTGCTCGCTTGCGTATACGAGACAGACGATAAGTACGAACAGCTTCAACCTCGCGCTCATCAATAATCTCGATGACCGATCCATCCTGGTTGCACCTCATGTGTGTCTTAAAGTTGCTCATACTGTTGTAAACCTTATGCCGATTCTTGGCGTGTAAGTCAGTTCGGCCCTGTCGTTAGGATTTGCTGACTTTGGCAAATCAGACGTACTATTCGCTTCTTTGTAACACGCCCAGTCTTGGCCGTAATAAGCCAACGCTTGAGAATAGAACGCTTTGTTGTTGTTTACTCCGCCTCCGTACGATTGTTCAATGTCGATCGTACCCGAAGCGACATGAGATCCCATCCAATACCAACCTGCTGTCAACGTCGGAACGCTTACAAATGCAGCAGAAGAGTCTCCGGTTCCGTTGCCTGTTATCGAAGCTTCAGTTCCAGTTATCTTGGCTGAAGGCAATCCGTTCACATTGGTGTACATGGCGATCTTTAGACTGCCTGTGTTGCCAGCATCGTCGCCATTGATCCCGTATTGGGCTATGCCAAGAGTGTACGGGACGTACCACAACTGGTAAGTAGTTGCAGCGTTATGCGGAGTCCCTGAGTCATTGCCGTTTGTTGTGTATCCAAGATAAAAACCGTTTGTTGTTTGATCAGTGCGGAAGCCTGGGTGACCCAACTCATTGCTGTCAATAGTCGTGACAGAGTTAGTCTTCAATCTTCCGCTGCTGTCGTAGACTCTTACGCTCATCAATAAACCTCCCTGGCTATTACTGTCATCCACTGCAATTCGCTGGTGGTGACGGTTGCTGACAGATAGCCTATCAACTTTTGATTTGCTTGCAAAACACAGACAATACCATCGGCTTGCATGTATTCAGATGAAGCCAACTCAATGTCATTCATAATGTTGAGGTATTCATCGTCCTCGTTCATTTTCGCAGTGTCTTGAATACGTATTTTCGGCGTAGCGGCTACCGTGTCAGTATTTACGACTCTCAACATCGTCACAATCGTCAAACCACTGATCGGAGCAGGAACCAGTTCGATTTCTTCAGTCCCTTCAAAAAGACCTTTATGAGAGTTTGTGTAAACAGGCATTGTTAATATCCGTGCATTCGAGAAATGTAACTACCGAAAAATCCCATGTCTGATTCTGCTGCTCGACGACCGTCTGGCGGTTCCGCGCTACATTGTACAACAAGGGGATACTCCCAAACAAACAAGACGTATTCTGTTTCATTGGGATTAGAGCCTCGTCTTCGACTACTTCTTTGTCTCGCTGACCTTTGAGTGCCAGGGCTTTGCGGATACGTTTCAACAACACCACTGTTCACCGTAGACGATATCGGTCCAAACATCTGAGCCATGGCTTGAAGTTGTGTAACAGGTGAACCACCGTAAACTGATGGCAAACCTTCATCTTGTTCTGGAACAAGAATTGGTGGCAACGGACCAGTTTGCTGATCGCCGTACACAACATCTGGATGATTTCCAGAACCAGCTTCTGCCAAGCCTTGCACTCCACCTGGAGGTATGACTCCGATAATGCAAACTTGACCGATTTCAGCAGGCATAATGTCAACCATGAGCGGATCGTGCATTCTTTCCGGCTCGTAGTTGTAAATGACATCTTCTGTCAACTCTGGATTGGTATAAGCAACTGCTGAATATCCAACAATGTCCCATCCTTGTTCCGGCCCAAATACCTCGGTTATTTCACCCAAGTACAAATCTATTTGTGGAGGCGAGTCTTTTCTTCCTTCAATCAGAAGACCGCCTGAACTTCGATAAAAGGTTCGAGTGTCGCCAACAGAGTGAATGTCTGATTGTTTGAGCGGTTTGTTGTCATTGAAACCAAACAACGGATGATGATAATCACCTTTGATTGTAGTTTTAGGTCCATTCAATCCGATAGACCACACTACTTCTTGCGCTCCAGCCCAAAGAACCAGAAAATCGTCGTGAGTTGGGCTGCCTAAAATGCCTCGAATCTCGAGATCGCAAGCTCCGCAACTAAATCTTGAATAGTAAATACTAGAAATGTCACTGGCTATTCCGCTCAACTGACTACTATTCAAAAACGTGTATTGTTCCTGACCGTCGCTATCTTCATCTTTGCGGAACCTGGCCCACTGGTGCGAGTAAACAGATTTAGTCATTGGGATCGGGCTATGCAAACTTCCTCGTCCCGTTGTTTTTACATACCCACGCCACCTATCAGTAGTGAAGTTGTATTCTCCAGCTTCATCGAAATCTATGTCTTGTTCATCAGCGTCCACAACACTCATGTCTTTTCGATATTTATTGTCTTCGACTGCTACAGGGAAATGAACTTCTACTTGCGTAGGAACTTCATTGATTGCTAATTCTGAGTTTGTCGTACCAAATCCTTGAAGATTGTTGCCGTTGAACTCCGCTTTGAATCCACCAGTAATCAACGCGGCATCTAAACCAGAGCTGAATGCGTAAGAAGCTTTCGAAGCTCCATTTTTGATAAGTTGGATTTGGTATCGTTTTCCAAATTCAGCCACATTTGAATTAGGAAGCGCGACAAGTACACAACCGTATGCTTGAAGAACGTAATCAATAACTTCTCCAAGAGGTTGCCCAGTAAAATGATACTCGCCTAAAAGACCGCCTCCATCAATCAGATTCAAACCTGTCCACAAGTTTGTATTGAACCCAATAGAGTTGCTTTTCCATTGGAGTATTTCATTTATTACATCGTCGCCTTTCCAGGTTGCCGGATTTTGAGTAGTTTGAATAAGTAAATCTACTCGGTCTTTTGGTTTCGCAATGTTGATCCCGTGTTTCAGTTTTTCTGGACCTACATTAACACTATCGATATTCCAATAATATCGTTCGTCAACCAACTCAATTACATACAACTCCAACATGCCGTTGTCAGATGGATACAAAGGCGTAGGAGTCATCATAAACATTTGAAACTCAAGGCCATCGAACGAAAACGGAACCTTTATTTCGCCTGCTGCTGGATTCAACGCCGTCAAAGTTCTTTCGTGTACGACGAACCTGGCGACAGCATGGTTGCTTGCGCCAATAGGCCAATACACTTCATTGATTCCTGAAGTATCTACTTTGTTGTTGTTCAACAACTGAACTATTTCTGGAGTCATCGAGACAACAGAATTTATATCACCTGCAAGTGAAGAAAACTTGATTTCTGAAAAACCAGTTGTCACGGATTCGGCCCTGTCAATGTGTCTTTGCCATACAGTTGAGGAGATGTTCCAAGATTGTACGATTGTTCTGATTGTTCGTTCAAATCTTCGCCACCCAAAAGGGTTCGATTTAGCGAGCCTGTAGTCTCTTCCAAGCCGCCTTCTACTCTTGGATCAACAGGCATTTGAATCTTTCCAGTTTGCGGCCACCATGCTTTCATTTCTACAGTTCCCCACCCTGGCAAGTCAAAAGCAGAAGCGTAGAAACCTGTTTGCGCAGTCGTGCCGTTATCAAGAAGCTGTACCACTCGTCTATATGAAGCCAAATAGTTTCTGTTGTTATTCGCGTCCACTTCGCCACGATTTACATTGAAGTTTTCTTCAAGAGTGACCGCGTTTTCAGGTTTAGAAAGCATGAATCGTTTAGGTGGCAAACCAACTCTGGAAAACTTGTATTCAGAAACAATCTTCACAATGGGCTTGCCTATCTGAAACGGCACATCGTGTGCAGTCATGCTTTGACCTGGCATAACAATCACATTCGTATCCATTTCAATGTGTTCGTCAGCAGATACTAAAACGTATGGGTTTGTTGATTGACCCGTTTCTTCAATAGGTGCGTTTATATGCTCCCCATCAGTCGGCTCAACAATAGCGTTAGAAACTTTTTCATCGTCTGCAACTAATGCAACGTCATCGCCATTCCATTCATTTGCAGTACGCCAGGTGGCTTGCGGAAATGCTTGTTCACTGGCCCAAGCTGAGTTGTTATCTGGGTCCCAAGGCAAGAACAGTTGTCTTTTGACAGAAGAAATCATTTGCGAACCATAGGCATTTGGACGTTCTGCCAAACTCAACCCGTCTTTAGAGAAAAACGGGTCCATTAAGTTGAACCCTGTTCCCTGTCCTTCTCCACCAGTTGTTCCAAATGGAGATGTGGTCTGCATGCCTTGAGCAATAATCTGAAGCTTGATTTTCTTCTTAGTAAATATGTCTTCTTCGCCAACAGTAATAGACATGATCCTATCTGGTGTCTTTCCTGTTTCGCCTCCGCCTGGGTCCATTACTGAGCCAAAGAATATGCGTGATGCCGCAATGCGAATAAGGCTGTTCAACAACTCTCGAGGATCAGAATTCGTGTCGCCTTCTAGTTCCCCGGTAAACACTTTTGTACCAAGCATCGTTAGACCGCTATCAACAGATCGCTTGTAAACAAATGAGCCGCTGCCACGTTTCGCAGGGTATGGAAGGGGACGCGCGTATTCTTTAAGAGTAATCCTGTATAGAAGCTTGCTTCCAGTTGTATCCGTTGCCCATCTCATTGAGTCAACGCGGAAGTTGTCGGGAACTGCTGGCATAACCAGTGTTCTCCACTTATCTGGATTAGTTCCTCTTATATTTCCAGTAGAAGCGTTTCTTCCATCGACGTAGTTTCTGGTTCTCAACTGACCGTCAATAACAAGAGTGGTCATTCCCGCTTCGTCAATGGTGTATTCTTGAGTCCAGGTGTGACTAATAACGTCGTATGTCAGACCAGCAGCAGGTGGCTCGTATTTGTGCCAAGTAATCGTGAATGAAACAACGGCGGTTGATGTTCCAACGATTTCTTCAATGGAAAAATCACAAGTCGGCAACCCGTAATCGTCTTCGTCCATTCCGTAATAAGTAACAACATTGAACTCACTACCCCCTGTGAACTCGTCTGTTTCACCTTGCAACCCATCAGTTGCATCTCCTCCTGCACTGTGAATCCCGCTTGCAACGTCTGTCGCAGTTTCTGCGGAGTCAAGATAGACTTTGACAGCAGTAGATGCGCCTTTCCTCGGATGCGCAGCTAACAATGCACGAGCGTTCAAAACAGCCGATCTAAAATTCGCGTCAGTTGTTTTGGAAATCAATGCCGTGCCTGTAATCACATGCCTGGTTGTTTCGATTGATATGCCGTCATCAGAAAACACTGGAGACGACTTCACGCTTTGGACATTAACGTGACTCCAATCAAGGTGTTCTGCTGGATCTCCTGCTGAACCAAATCCGTTGTATGTGATTGCCCATTTAGCCATCTTATTTGCCCCAGTTGTCTCGGTCACGCCTAGACAAACGGTTAAATCCAGACTGGTTTAGTTCTCTTCCAGACGCCAACGCTCCACGGACTTGAGTGTTGTGCCTCCACATGCCACTGGTCATATGCTCGAGCATTGCCATCATGTTCCCGTTTGCGTCTTGCAGTTGGGCAATATCGTTTCTCAGCCCTTCTTCGTCGTTTCCTCGTTTGACTTCTGCAATCGCTTCGTCAATCTTCTTTGAAATGGTTATTCCAATGTCACCTACCATTCCAAGCGCAGGACCGCCGACACCTGGAACCATAGAAATAATCTTTACCAACCAGCCACCCGCCCAAATAAAATCGCTTGCTAGTTGAAGTACAGCAATTGTGCATAGCCTGGCTGCATTTGCCAAACCATCTACACCGCCAAACGCGTCAACCAAAGGTTGGATCAGTTTTTCTATTGTCTTGAAGAAGACTTCAAGCACGGTAATCTTGATCGCTCCAAACGCTGTATCAAGTGCATTCTTGACGTTGGCAAATCCTTCTCTTGCCCTTGTCATCTCGAGCAGCATCGGACCCAGTGCTTTGGCCTTTTCCATTTGCCTGTTGAAATCGCCGATAGCAGTGATCGCGGATGCCATTGCAGCTTGTCCGCTCAATGCTGCGAGCTGGGAAATCAGTTGTTGAGTCTCAGAATCCCAACGCTGCATTGTTGCAAAAAACTTCTTTATTGCATTTACAACTGTGTCAAACGCTTTTTTGACAGCAAGAACTGCAACAGTAGCAACGCCCAAACCCGTCGCAAACTTGCCCATCTTGCCCATAGGAGCAGATGCGATTCCACCTTCGCCGCCCATACCGCTATCGGGACCAAACGGTATTCCTTCTTTCAAATCTTGACGCGCGTTCATTGCTTGGAACGCGTTCAACTTGCCAGCAGCTTCCATCCGATCAATCGCAGCACGGTCTACATTGCCCGTGTTCAAAGTCTGATTATCAGATTGAATTACAACGTCGATTTGTCCAAGGTTTTCAGCCATCAGGCAATCTCATATCCAAACTTGTAGGTATCGGCCATGTAGCACCACCCTGGCTGCTCAGGAGACTCAAACAACCTGCTGCCACGCTCAAACGTAATTGGAATCGAAGCTTTGTCACTGCCATCGTAAGACAATATGTGATTGACTAGACCAGAACGGATTTCGGTCATCAACTTAAGAACGCCATAAGTCAGATTGGCAAACTTCTCCGTAGACCTGTTTCCTTGATCCAAGTACAAACGGCTCCACACTGCCACCTCAAACTCCTCCTGGATCAAGTAGTAGCCCGCCTGAGGCGTTACAGCAGTCGGAACGCCCGGAACGATCTGGATGTATTGATCGTCCTCCTGAGTGAACACAGGCTCGTGTGAGATGTAGATAAAATCATCGTGAACCAGGCTGACAACTGCCTTGGCTTTCGTCAAGAGAGCTTGATACATCTTGTCAGGCGTTGTACTCATTAGGCGATCAGACTATCTGCGATGGTTTCGCTACCGCTAGTGTGTTCTGGAAGTTGTTTGCCACGACCATACATATCGAAGAACTTGTCAAAGTTTTCCTGCATAGTCCCAGTGCTGCTCTTAGCAACCGCAATAACAAACTGATCGTCTTTGACGAAATCAGTAGCCCCTCGAAGGATTGCTACATATGGCCCGCCTCTACCAACTTGCAACGGTTTTGCCACGCACAACTGGTCAATGTAAACGTTTTTGGTGTTTGTCATTGCAGTAGTAAGCTCAAGAGTGAGCTGGTAAGGACCGTTAGTAGTCAATGCTTCTGGAGTCTTGAAGAACGTAGAAGACGTAACCCATTGACTGTCCGCTGCTGCACCCAAACTAATAGTTGAAGAAGCGGTAAGTCCGTTGTTAGTTACTTCTGTTCCGCCTGCATCTTCAATACTGATCTTGAGAACGCCAGCAGCAACGCCAGAATCAAGGTAATACTTGTACGTCAAAATGTACACAGTATCCGGCAAAAGTTTTCCGGCGGTTCCACCAGCAGTATTCAGTGATTGAGTCAACTTAGTCAAGTTTGACCCATCTCCTGTAATCTGCAAGCTTGCGTCGCCTTGGAAAATCTTAGCGGATGTTGTGTTCTTAGAAACGTGAGTCCCCGCCGTCCCTGTAGCAATAGTCCAGTTGGAAGGCGTGTTTGTGCTAAACGAATTGAATGCAGAGTTAGTAAGCAGGTTTTTGCTTGTTTGAGAAGAAGCGTCTACCGAAGGATCTGTAACAACTATGGTATGGCTTGCCCCTGATCCGCCTGGCCAATCTGGATCTCGAATATCCGTAATCGGCATTTCGCCCCTGATGGAAAAAGTTTCTCGTCCAGCAGTGCCAGAAACCTGAGAATCCTTAGTGCAAGTAAGGACCAGGGACTCAGCTCGAATGTTTGCGGTTCTTTTGCTCAACGCTGTTGTTGATGCAAGAATAGTACCGCTTCCAGTGTTGCCTGAATGAGCCGAATCGGGCGCGCCGTAGGAGGAAGCATTGATTGAAGCACTAGCGTCTTCCATCTGCTTAATCAAACGGTCCAATGCTGAATTGATGTCTTTTGACGGCAACGGGTCATCATCGTCCACCATTTCAATCAATGTCTTATGTGCTACAGAGCGGATATTTGAATACACCGCTGCCATAGACAACTGAGCTTGTTTCTTGATCCCAGTCAACGCCAGGGCATGGTCGTTGTCGCCCACATCAAACTCGTTTAGAGCATCTTGGATTTCGGTTGCGATTGTGCCTTGTGCGGTTTTGATCTGCACCGCAACTTGGAACAACTTACCCAATCTGGTAAACAGGCCATTTGACCCGGTTAGTGTGACTGCCATTACATGCTCCTAGACGCGCTTGCGTTCTTACTTCTGATTATCTGCAATTCTGCTGATTGCAGTTGTTTGTCTGATGCCCCTGCTGCCTGGAGAACAGATAAATACGATTCGCCGTCCAATGCCGCACCAATGCCCTGTGCGGACATGAGTATCTCGGAAGCGTTTATCTTGTTCATACATGCGAGCAGTCCAATGTCTACTTCGCCCTCAGATAAGCCTCTCACCTTTGGCTTGTAACCATACGTTCGGACGAACTTAGCGTATGGCAGTGTCAGTTTCCCAGTTGTTCCATCCTCATGATTGCTTTGGAGGCAACTGCAAACAACTCGTATTTGGTCACCTCATCCAGGCTATCGCCTTCGGGTGTCCAAGAAATGTCTCTCATAATCTCGTCTATTTGCGAGATAGTGGGATTCTCGCCCTCTTGAAGTCCAGCTTCCATAATCTTTCCAGACAACTCAAAGGCGTCCACATACACCGTGCATTTGTCTTTGACCTGAACCTCAAAGGTATGGTCATCGTTCTCCGTGTTAATAATTGGCATCAGCCACCTCCTTCAAAGGTTTATGAATTACGATTCAACGAACAGAATACCATTTGAATTCCTGACGGCTTTGAATGACACGATCAGCTTCTTCGGGGCATTCCCCCAGTTCGTCTCTTGAATCGAGTCAACGTAGCACTTTAGGAATTGATAAGAAGTACCAGTAAATCCTGTGCTACTTGTCGCAAGAACTCTTACTTGGAAATTCTGCACATGAGGAAAAGTTGCATCGAACTGGTCTTGTCCGATTGTTCCCAGAGTGCCAGTAGCGTTTGAGTGCATGGTTGTTCTGAGATTATCAACGATGGCTTCATCCCATTTGATGAGAGTTGCCGAGATCGTAGCAATAGTGCCCTGGTAGATCATGGCCGCCGGTTCTCGGCCTTTTTCAGACGAGAAATACGGGTCCATTAGTTCTTCATAACTAATGCTAATCAGGTCACTGTTGTCTGTGATTCCAAGCTCAGCCGTAATTGCGCTTGTGCTTGTTTCTGCTGCTTGTGCCAAACATAGTTTTGTAGGTCCAGCGATATTGATTGCGGTTGCCATGGTGTTTCTACCTTATCTCATTTGCTATTGCATCACCAATCGCACGTTTCAGTTCTTGAACGTTCTCTGGTGGTAGGTTAAAAATCTTGCGTTGCGGCACTTCTCCGCCGGTTTTAGTTGTAAATCCGTGTTGGTGGTACACGCCGTATCCCGCACCGTCTTTAAGTGACATAGTAATCGTGTCTGAATTGACAACTACATCACCTGTCAATCGTGTCCTGAGGTTGCCAGTGTCGTTCAATGGCATTCCTCCAAACCTTCGATCTTTGGTTTTGTTGTTTACGGTTACCCAAAGTTCGGGGTATTTGTGCGTCGAATCGCCTTTGTTCAGCATTCGATTGACAGCTTGGGAACGAAGAATGCCTTTCAAACCTTCGTTATTGTTCAACGCACCAAGAGCCTTCTTCTTGAGAATGCTCTTCAACCTGGGTAGCTCATCGGCTCTGATGCGGATGGTCGCCATTAGTACGCCCTGTCCTGACGTGGTGGGAAATACTCAGAATCCGACACCATGTTGATCCGGCCACGGTTGGCGTTGCTTATCAACGAAATAGCAGCCTTGCCCGCCGAAGCAACAGTTCCAAAGTTGAATATACGATCGCCTTTGCCCAACGCCTCACAGGTCGCTGTAGCCTCGTCAATCATCGCCTGGACGTCCGGAGGAGCTGAAGTAGCCTTACCCCGAAACAAATGCTTTACCGTCAGAGTGGCACACAGCCCCTTCAGGGACCAATCATCTGCTGCGTAAATCGTGTCTAGGTTTTCAGACGTATACCGCTCGCCTCGAAGTGCATAAGACTGGATTTCTCCAGAAGCCTTCTCGATAGCGTTCAACGCCACCGCGTTTGTTTCGTCGCCAAGCGCAGATGGAGTGCCTGAGTAGGAACACAACTGGCCGAGCATGCGAGTATCAAACGATTCTTTCAGTTCTGCGATTGTCACGTACTTGGTTTGTGCCATTTATTACTTCTCCAACCCAAAGCGGGTAGAGGCCATTGCTGACCCCTACCCGCCGTGAAGGGGTGGGCTAATGCCCGATTGTGGAGGTCAGTCCAATCAGTCAACGCAATCCGTCAGGAGGAAGCCGGAAAGCGGAGCCGTGAGAACGATTGCCGAATCATCGACAACGCGACCACGGGTACGCCGGTTCCAGGTGTCATCCATCGTCTCAACCGTCATGTCTTCATAAGCCATGCAAGTAATAGTTGAGAAATCGGGGACGCCTTCTGTTCCCATCAAGCCGCCTGGGCGACTGACGAATGCAATATCATCCTCGAAGATCGAGCTTCGAGCAGTGGTCGCACCCTTGCGATTAGTGACCTTAGTGGTCGTGTCAACAACGATGCCACCGATTCCGAAGAAGCTTGAGAGCAATGAATACTCATCAAACTCACCAGCACCCTTAACGAATCCAGCCGCGAAAGGCGAACCGTTGAAGTAGGTGTGATACTCTTCAGTTTCCGTGATCTGATGAGCGGTGTCCGCGCTCATGATTGCCACGATGTCACTGGGCTTGACGGCTTCGCCGGTGTTGCTAAGGATTCGCTCAACAACGCCGTTGAATGCCTTCTGGATGAAGTAATTAGTTCCAGTCGAAGCGTCCAGCTTGCCGCCACCAAAGTCAGCATGGCTACAGGCTGAAGTTGCCAGAGCAGGCCAGTTACCTGAAGTAATCAGGGTCGTTGCTGCTCGCATGGAACGAAGACGCATAGCCTTGGAGGCTGCGATTCGTGCGTGTGCTGCAACAATGTCCCAATCAGCATTGGATACCGAACGGTGTCCAAGGGTGAAAGGTTGAGCAAATCTTTCAGTGGTGAAAGATGTGAACTCGTGATCTACCGAACCGCCTTCGGGAGCATCGTTGCCGTCACGCCAAACAAAGTCGTTTGTGCTTACGAGTCGGCTTGACTCTTCCTCGTCGATTGAAAGGTAGTAACCCGTACTCTTGGAAACTGGAACCAGCTTGCAATACTGAGTTACCGGGAACGAATTAGGGGAACGGGTGAATTCAACCTGAATCTGCCCCGTCGCCTCTGAGAATGTGGGGACGAATGTGTTTCCGCCACCGGGTGCGACTTCTGCCATTGTTTTATTCCTCTATAAAGTGAAAGGGTCAGATTATGAAAGTGCTGGTCGGATAGCCTGGGGCATCCACAACATACGAATGATTGCGCCAGATGCTCCAGATTCCAAAGCAACCCCAATGTGGTATTGGAGAGTTGCGCCAGATGTTGCAGCTTCAACAGCCTTGCCATCAGCGTCAGTCTTCAGACCGTTGCCGCGAGTTACAGAACCGCCGCATTCAATCAGAAGCACGTTTCCGGTTTGCAAAGAAACCTGGTCATTTGCTTCAGCGTGATTAGCGGAGTCGTGTGACTTTGTATCACCTGAAACAACGCCCATGCTGAGATTGTTTGCGTTGGATTCGCCGCAAGCGTTGTCCGCGCTTCCGGTTGGTGCAACTGCGCGATAAGGGCGAATGGTCCCTACTGCAACAAGGTTTGGTGTGTGTTGATTAGCCATTAGTTTGTCTCCTGTGTCGGGCTATCAGCCGGACTTCAATTCTTGTTCAAAGACCTGCTGGAACTTATCCGAATCCAGGTTTTCTTTTGTCATACGGACTACAGCGCGGTCGGATGCCGCTTTACGATCTGCTGATGAATACTCAGATTTGCCGTTGACTCGAGCATTTGTCATATTCAAACGCTTGCCAATCGGGTTCTTCTTGAGGGTTGCACGCCAGAACTTGAGCTTAGCCTCAACGTCCTTGGTGGCGAGCAGTTCGTTCATCATGTGATTGCGATGCCCTCGGACTCGGTAGCCAGCAGCCTGCAAAGCGTCCAGTTCCTTGGAGAACTTGGCCTTGCGGAGCTTCATGCCCAGGCCACGCGCTACCTTGCGGTATGCGTTTCGCTGGCTCTTGAGCTTCTTGAAACGAGCAACGACTTCCTTGCCGTTCTTGGTGCGACGAATGCGTGAGAACATTGCCTTGTCCTCTTCGTCTTCGTCTTCACCGTTCTCGTCATAATGGGCTTCTGAGGCTTCCATTTCTTCGTCCTCATCCATTCCCATCAGCATTTCTTCGTCCTCTTCGTCATCGCCATTGAGCTGCATTTTGAGCTGCTCCAGGTCTTCACGAAGGGTGTCATTCTCAGCACGAAGCTTGGCGATGAGATCCTTGTCATCACCGTCATGCTCGATCGTCATGCGACCGTCATTTTCTTCAGGCATGTCATGTTCCTTCTTTTCACAGTCCGCCATACCGGGGACAAAAGTGTTAGACCCACCTGGAGCAACCTCTGCAAAGGTAACAGGGCGGGTATACGTTGATTTTTCGCCAGTCTTGGCGAACCGTGTATCTCGTAGGGGACGGGCTGGCGTTTCCCGGCCAAGCAAAGCGACCTCGCTCATGTGGCCGTCTTTCCAAATCTCGGCAGATCGGCGCGGGAAACGGTTGGAGGAAATGTATTGCTCGAAGTCGTGCTTCGACATTACAACATCACCAACGATACCAGGTCCGCTGTAATTCTCCCCATCGCCCGTATTGATGTAGATATCCTTGCGGCCAATGTTGACGATATCGCCAAGAGCTTCGGGAGGGCAATCTTTGCCTTCCTCCTGGTGGAGCATAACCAGCTTCGGGTTGCTTCCCGCGCTCATGTGGGCTTTGGTGCGAGAAATGATATTCTCGATAGCCTCATCGTCCAAATCGTCCATACCAGAATCATCCGCATCGAAGCCAGGGATGTGGCCTACAAATAGTTCGAGGTCGTGGATCGTGACCTTATCCCCGTTTTCGGATACTTGATGAGACGGCATAGTTGTAACCTGTTCGGTCGCCATACTCGTGTTCATACTAAATCTTTCGGCTATTGTCATTGAGATTATGTGACTTTCTTACGAAATACCTACCGTTGTCGTGCCGTGTCGGTTGCTTCTGGTCCTCGTAATGAACTTTTGCAGTTGTTCTTCGTCAACTCTCCATTGCAGTCCAACCTTGTATCCCTTCAATTCACCACGCTTGAGGAGCCTATAAACCGTCTCATCGCACACTCTCAAACGCGATGAAACCTCTTGAGCCGTGAGTTGTCTGCCAACCATGCTTATGCCACCCTGCTTGTGAACCCTGGGTCGGGGTATTCCCCGCGATCTATGTAGCCCTGGCGATCGCCGTTGTATCGCTCAAGAGCCCGCCAGTCGATTTCCCCGTCATCGCCGACCAAGCCAAGACGTTCTGCCTCAGTCCAAGATACGACAATCACATCACCCCTGCAATTAAAGCCATTTGGGGGTCTGAGTTGCATGCGATCAATGTACTCGACCGTATTGATGTACCCATTCATGGCTGCGTGGTGGTCGCGGGATCTAGAGTCCGTTATCTCATTGATCTTGACGAGCGGTGCTACGGCTTTGACTTCCGGAGACCGCATTGATGCCATATGTCCTTCATTGAAGGCACTTTGCAGGTTTGTCCGGTAAATGGTTTCAAGCCGATTTGCAGTAAGAACGGGAGACTTTTCAAGCCATTCCATGCTCAAAAAGTCAGGAAGCGTCAACCGATCATCTGGCATAACGCCGCGCATAGACTGGGCAAGAACTTTTTTCAGATCAAGAAGGACATTTTCATCGTCTATGCCAGTGACCCAAAATCCTTCGCCCATTGATTGAGATATGGCGTTGGTTTGAGCATCGAGCTTGGCGACCACTCCCATGCGTTCAGCCATCGCAATCTCTGCAGCTTGCTGGCGGGCGATATCAGAAATGGGACCGACGTTGCGAGACAACAGAGGAATGCGATCTTCAAACAGGTCAATCGCCTCCTGGAACGGCTCAGGAGAGAACTCCTCGAATCCAACCTCCATCGGCCAATCTTCCTTGGCATAAGTCGCCTTGTCGGAGAAGAAATCAGCACCGGCTATTTCAGCGTCTTCAATGACCTGAGACAAGCCCAACAGGTAGGAAAGCAGAATAGCACGAGCCGTGACAAGCTCGAAGTCGTGCCAGGCTCGGCCATCTGCCCTTCCTTCAATAGTCGATGCGACCGCCTCAATGTATGGAACGACGCTTTCCTCGAAAGCAGCCGCCATAAGGTCATCAAACTCTTTGTCTGTATGAACCTTTGCCAATCGCTAATCCTTGCGCTTGTCTTGATCGTCCAGCTTGCCCAGTCTTTCCCAGTCCGGGTTCATGTCGTTCAGCAGTCGTATCATCGTCTCAAGGCGGATAATCGAGTTATCCAATGCCCTGGTGCGGTCGATCAGCTTCGTGATCATATTCCACTGGGCATCCATCTTGTGCATCAGCGTATTCATCATCCACCGTCCCAACAAGTAGATGCAGCCCATCAGGGCAATCGCTATGAATACGGGGAAGCCAAGAGTCTCGATAACCTTGATGACATCAGAACCTTGCACTGTTTATCCCATTCCAAGCTCGTCCCAACGATTATCCAAGTCTCTGGGATTGATTCCTGTTTCGTCGTAGACGTATCGCAAAATATGACCGTCTTTGATCAGTTCATCTGCAAGAGCTTGCATTTCCGGAGAAGCTTCATTGTAATCAACGGAATTTTCCACCATTTCCATCATTCGTTCGATGCCTCTGGGTTCTCCCGCCAGTCCGAATGACTGGGCTAGTTCTTCCGCTGCTCCTTCGGTAAATGGCAAATCTCGCTCAGGAGTCGTCATTGCATCCGTCATCATTTGCCTGTGTTGTTCAACGGTATATTCAGGGAAGTCCTTTGCCAGTTGTTCCGCTGCTTTTTGAACTTTGACGCTGGTGGCCCTATCTAGTGGTTGCCCAGGCTTCCATTTTCCAGAGTCCGCTGCGGGTGCGTCGGCTTCATCTCCATACTGGGTCGGTTCGCCATAAACGTGATCCAAAACGGCAATCAATTCTGCCTCAAACTCGTCGAGGTGATCTGAATACTCGTCGTTGTCTTCGGTTTCTGAATCAAGATTATCGACGTATTCTTCACCGTAGAAATCTTCCATCAACTCATGGTGCCCACCCTGGCTCGTGATGATTTCATACGCTTCTTGACCTGACGCATTTTTGGGGATCTTGTAATCCTTAGCGGCTTTCTCGGCGATGCTTGACATGGGCATTTCACCCATGTCATCGAAACCTCTGTTTGGGACCCAATCGATTTTTTCCAGATCAGAGTCGGCCGTTGCAGCCGTTGCAGCTTCTTCGTCTTCAATAGCCGCTCGTTCCTCTGCAGTAGCGTCATCTTCGGCTTCAAGAGCAGCCAGTTCATCTAATTCGGGGTCGCCTGTAGAGGGTGCGTATTCACCCATGCCCATTGCAGCGTCCAAGTCTTCAATCAAATAATGAGCATCATTTGCAGAAATCTCACCAGAATCTAATTTATCGTCTATCTCTTGTTTTCTAGTTTCGTAATCGCGAGGATCGTCTTCTTGAAGGATTTCGTTCATCGACCGTTTATCTTGAGGCTGGATTTCGTTGATGTAGAAAGACTCGATTTCAGCCTCGGTCGGGTTCGTGTCCATGAAATCTTTCACTTGGTCGTACACAGTCGAACCTGCTGCGGGTGCAGACGTTTCTTCATATTCGGCCATCAAGTCGTCTAATTCTCTAGTGGCTTTTTCATAGTCGCCATCGTCGATCATTTCTTCGTATTTGATGAGTGTGTCTTCATCCAAGACGCCAAGCCCAGTAGCTCTATCCAAAACTTTAGTTGCGTCGTCATACTTGTCCCCGTCAGCATCCATCTCATCCATTATGAGATTTTCTTCCACATCACCTAAGTATTTCTGCAAGGCGTCAGGAACCTCATCTTCAAGACCTGCCTCTAATTCTGAATAAAGTTCGAAAGCCGATTTCGCGTCGCCTTTGTCGATAGCATCAGCCAAAGAAGTAAGTTGATTGTGATTTTGTTTCGCAATCAAGACATCTATACGATCTACTTCGTCTGGATCAGCCATGTCCAAAAACATTTGAGCATTGTCTCTCAATTCTGTCGTAGCAGCTTTCATTTCTTTGGTTTGGGCTTTGGACTTATCACCACCACCCTGGTCGCCAGCGTCGTTCTTACCGTCGCCGTCGCCGCCACAGGTGTTACCAGGCTGAAAACCTTTGTTGTCTTGCTCGCCTGCACCACAGTCCGACCCGAAGTTGTACTTGTGTCGGTGCTTGGGATGAATCTGGTGCTGATACTTAGCGGCTTCCGCCTTGGCTCGTCTGCTGAAGGTACTCATTTGGTTGCCTCGTCCTTAATGTGGAGTTTTTATAGATCAATTGCGTTAGGATCTTCGCCAGTTTCTGTGGCGTGTATTACATAGTCTTCGTATTCGTTGTCATTTTTGTAAGAATACTCATCCATTTCAGACAACTTATACTTTCCAATAGATGCCAATTCAGAAATCAATTCAGCCTTGTTGGGTGCGGTGTACCTTGATTCACCAGCTTGTGAATCTTGAGCATCTTTGCGTGAAATGATCCAACCACTGTGGTCTTGCGCAGCCGTCGATCTCCACCATTCCAAGCTTCCGTTTCGTTTACCGTCGATTTCTATGGTTACACCGTATGCGCCGGTTTCTTTGTTCTTCTTGGTCGTTCGAGCAACTTTTGCCCAATCAGTGTTTTCGCCAACGCTTACTGTCTTTGAGTACGGAAACGAAGTTGGTGATTGAGGGTAAGCCTTGTTTACTTTTGCAGCCAACTCGCTTGTGGACGTGCTGCTTGATTTAGAAGAACCATTTCCTCCAGCGCAATCGTTCCCTGGCTGAAATCCACCAGATCCAACTCCACAGTTGAACGTATCTTTGTCTTGTTCCGGCTTGAGAGCGTAGGTGTATTTCTTGAATGCCTCGCTTCGGGGCTTTCCGCCGCCAAGCAACGCTGCCAGTGGGTTTTCCTCTTGGCCTGGTTCAGCCATTCCCTCTTGCTGCTGCTGACTCGAGAGAACCGGCTCCCCCTCTTCGGGTTCAGTCAGTCCAAGGATCTCGCGTGCTTGTCGCTGCGATACCTCGCCGCCCATCTCAACGAATCCGCGTACAGCTTCCATGAACTCATGCGGATCGTTCTTCTCGAGCGAGAACTCGAATCGGGGCTTGTAGGCCGTTTCCCCGAAGTTCATTTCGTGATACTTCCAGACCAGTTCCCGCGTAAGGGTGTCGGCAAGGTTCATAGCGTCCGCACGGATAATCCGCTTGAACGTCTCGGCGTGCTGATCGCCTACCGATGACCCAAGCCCAGTTGATGTGGCTTCGGTCGTTGCCGTCTGCCCAATAATCAGTTCCTTGATCTGACCGGCCAAGTAGCCTTCGATCAGGTCCGCAAACGTCTTGGCGTTTCCTGCGTTCGGCTCCTGAACCTCGATTGAGTAGGCATCGCGGCTCTCGCCTGGTTGCCGTGGGATAACCACCGACACGTCGCCAACGAGGTTCTGCAAGACCTCTTCCATCACGTCCTTGGCAGCGTTGTTGCCGTCCGGGTACGTTCCGACTCGGATACCCATGCCATACCGCTCAATCCAAGTCATCCAGAACTGGAGAGCGGTTTGCTTCATCATCCAGTAGAACCAGACCGTATCCCTGATGCCACGGCCTGAATAGACGTATGCGGCTTCTTCTGGTTCTTCGTAATCCGGTCCTTGGCGCCCATGCGTGTGAAGAACGACCAATTCGCGTTCCTCATCGTCAAGGGTGTGAACCATGCCGTAAGGCCCAGTTTCTTTGTCGCCCTCGTATTTCAGGCCGACGTACATGGTCAGATCGCCGTATGTGGTGAAAGCTAGTGTGTCAGAATGAATAGGCATCCACTCGCCTGGTACAACGAAGCCTTCTCTCATTTCCGGCGTCACCTGGACAGCAGCAGGTCCGTACCAAACAGCGTCAAGCAACGCCATAAAGAACTCAAACGGCTTGTACAGGTTGGTCTTGATCAGTTTCTCGAGGGCAGCCGCCTGTTCAACCTGGATTGGGTCGTTCTCGTCTTCTGGCTTGATCTCGTATTCGAGCAGGGCTACCGCTGATTGCCGCTGATAAAGCGGTCCCATCACATCCGGGTCACGCCGCATCTGTCGTTGGAGCTTGCGATCTTTCCGCAAAGCCATGTCAGAACGGCGAAGTACCTTGGTGAAGTGGCTGATGTAAGAGCGTTGAAGCTCAACTACTGACGCGAATGGCGGTTCAACCACTGCGCGGGGATTCTCATTCGGGACGATCTCGCCGTCTTCTGTCTTGGCGAATCGACCTTTGTTATTGCGTGCTTGTTCTGGATTGGCCATATCAGGACTATATCGGAATCCGTATACGGTTGTGTCCGGTTTTTCGGCCGAAAGAAACGGATTGTTTACCGCTGTCGGTTTGTTTAGGCTCCATACACTTTTCCAAGACCTGACCTACGCTCAATTCTTGTCGGCTTTGGAGGTGGTTTGGATATTGAAGCCAGGTCCATCAAATCAATGCAAGCGTCAACACTATCGTCGTGGGCTGCTATCGGGAACGTGGTCATCTCGTCGAACAGAGGTTCAAAGGCTGGAAGTATGACTGATTTGCTACTGGGCAAGTGGAGCCGTCCACCTTCAACGAACGCTTGCCGTTTTGCTGCCCTGGTCACCTTGTCTGTTGTTCTCTTGGCGGGCATGATCGGAAATCGTGAAGCCTCGTTCATTTGCTGAACAAGCCCCTTCTGAGGACCGTTAGCTTCTCCTATGGCCCTGACAACGCCGTGGTGATGGCATAGCCCCAGTGCACGCCTAGAGAAGTCAGGGAACGTCGCACGGACTCTCAGCATGTCCACCAAATACAGGTGATTGTCGAATCCGAGCCAGGCGATCAAACAAACGCTGTAGTCGGGATCTCCGCCAGACCGGGACTCACTGAAAGCGAAATCGAATGCGGCAACCATTTCCCCTGTTTGCGGCCTGGTTTCCGGTTCGTATGAAGAACTGGTTAGCCAATCGCCGCTGAAAATCATCGTTTCGGCGCTGATAGGCAGCAATTCATAAGCCCGGCCATACGCTACAGGGCCGATCTCGTTTCTGATCTCTTCGAGAAGCTCTGGTTTTATTTCTTCAGGCCAAGGTGACTCGAATCCATCAACTGGGATTCTGAGCAAGCCACCGTCATCTTGATGCTGTTTCCGCCAATCGGCGGTGATGTCATCAACGTGGTAACAAGTGCCAATCTTCCAGGTCTTAGGCTCCTTGCCGGCGGTGAAATCACGCATCGGCAACCAGTTGTTGTTCCAGAAGTCTTTGACCTGCTCTCGTAGCGATGGCTGCTGGACTGAGTTTCTCAAGTCGCAAATATCGTCAGCAATCAGGATATCCGCTCGACCGCCGGCTCGGCCAAAGATGCCCTTAGCCTCCATCGTGCTGTCACGCTGCCAAGAGTCGCAATGCACCTTGAAGTCGGTATTGCCCCAAAAGTCCTTAACAGGCGTGATCTCAGGGAATACTGCTTGGAACTTCGGCGATTCGATGATGTTCTTGACCAAAGCGGTTGTTTTCGACGCATCCCGGTCTGATTGCTGGATGTACTTGATTCGTACGTTCGGGTTCCTGCCGATCTCCCAGGCACAGCGTGCGGCCATCTGAGACGTCTTTCCGTGTCCACGGGGCAATTCGATGTAGCAGTTGTCAAACTCGCTTAGGTGGCCATTCAGACGCTTGTGGAGCTTAGCCTGGCTGAATCCGATGACGTAGGTACAGAACCAGATTGGGGAAGCCCGGCACAGGGCCAATACGTCAGTCTCGTTCAGCCGTTTATCCACAATCATGACCTTTACAAACTCACCGACGTTTTCTTGTCCTGAACGGAAGTAATGCTGCACCAAACAAAACAAGAGTCCCAGGGGCAGGTGCGATCACCTCAGTCAAGTTGGAAGCACCAGATTTGAAAGCATTTATCGAGTCAAGCCACTCAACCAGGCTGTCCAACGCTTCTTTGCCAAAAATGACCCCTATGGCTACGGCAATGATAGTCAGCGTAAATACGCGCTTGTCCAGCTCTCGGATCTTCTTGTCTTTAGCCTGAGTGTTCTTTTTACAGTTGAACAGGTCTGATTTGAGCTGGTCAACCTCTTTGTTCCGGCAATTCGGACAATCGTCTCTGGCTGCGTTCTTATTTCCCCCAGAGTCCATAATCTAATCTCGCCAATCGTCTGTCTGATTCAGAAGCTTCGACAGCCTGTTCATGTCTTCTTCCTCAAACAAGGGTCCGCCGTCATGCCCAGCAAGCCTATCTGCGATCTTGCCGTCGATACGCTCCAGGATCAGGTTGAAGAACTTGTAATCGCCTTCCAACGCTTGCCTCAACGCCTGAGTCACAAGCCCCTTGACGATCTTCTCGCCATCCTCCCCGTCAGCCAGTCTTCGCCGAAGCTCGGATTCGATACTGACCGTCCCCTTTGGCCTTCCGCCGGGATTACCTGATTGGCCTGGCTTGAACTGGAACTGTCTCAGCCAAGGTCTATCGTTGCTGTTCTCATGCTGTTCTTCAGGTTTGGGCATACGTTTGACTCGTTTTTGCTGGTGATAAGCATAGTTTCTCATAAGGCATACGTCTGAGTCGAATATCTACTCCCCCGTAGCCCTTCTTTTTTGCCATGTAGCAGTAGTCCGGGTATCTGGATGATAGTGTTTCTGCAGCGAGTTTATGCAACTCGTCTCTCTTTTCGACGCCTGCACTAGCGGTTCCGCCTCCGCCTTTCTTGTAATACGCTGTCTTGATTGTCACAGCTTCGTCCCGGACCACAGAGCCATCGGTCATGAAATGCTTGATAGTCTGCTCAAAATCCTCTTTGTACTCGCATTCTGAGAACAGGTTGATGTCCCTGCCACCGTCAGAGATGAATCCGTGGAAGATCGCGCAGCAGAATCTCAGGCCTTGGGTCACGTGCTCACGCATAAAGAACGCATTTTGAACTGGGTAGATTCCCCACATCCTGGCTCCGTGGGATTCTGTGATCTCGAACATCTGATTGACGTATTCAGACAGGTCAGAAATAGGCTCAAGGGCATTCTCGCCCACCTTCTTCTTGACAGCAGTAACGTCATCGTCGATGTGTAGGACTCGTTCCCCTGGCGGTTGATAGGAACGGAAAGCCCGGACTGCGCTTTTGATCCCTTTACCGCTTTGGATGATGTTTCCTCCCCAGTTGCCCAGTGCTTCTGAATACGCATCCGCTTCGGCCTGGTCGACTACAAACAGAGTGATCTTATCCTCTGGAATACCGTATTCGGCCAGCATCTTCAGGGTCTTGTCTTTGGCACCCTGGTATCTCTGGTAAGTCTTGATTGCTACGTGGAAACTCATGTCAGCGACGTCCCTTCTCCACCCATAGGGTTGTTGTGGCTCCGGTTCTTCGCCCGGTCCACTTCATCAGACGCTGAGCCGCAATGTTTCATCTTGTCTCGGTAGTAAAGAACCAACGCCAAACGCCGATATTGGCCAGGGTGTCCATAGAAAGGCGTGTTTCCATGCCATTTGTGGACATTAGCGAACAAGATGCCCCTAGTTCTCATGTCTACCGCCAACCGGTATTCAGGGAAACAGGTCAAACAACCCTCGTAGTATCCGGCTTCCATAGCGGTCATTACTCCGCAACCGTCGGGATAATCGCCCTGGTCTTTGTGGGCTGCGGTTTGCCAGTTGGCATTGACGGTGACTGTCGTGAACACCGAATCGCCGATCACGAAGTCTGGAGACGTTTCTTTGACCACTGATTCTTGGTTTGAATACAGCTCTGGAACGTTGTCTTTGAACGCTTGGGAGATGAACTCAATCATCGGGATCGCAGATTCGTATTTATCGCGGTTCTTGACTGTGTAACTGGTTTGTCGGCAATATGGCATTCTCGGAGTCCGGTCGAAATACCCGACTATTCCAGACATCACGCTCGCAGCCCGATTTGTGTTGCTCATGGTGCCGTCTTTCTTGACAGCTCGCCATTTCACAACTTTCTCATTTGATTCAGACGTCATATCCTCATTGATACCAGCAGCAATACCCCTGTTGTCGGTGGAACCTGCTGCGTCATTCAACGCGTCATAACCCTGGCGAATCAATGATGTTGGGATGATGTTAGGTATGTACCTAGCGAGAAGCTTGCCTTCTTCGTCCAGAACCAGGGTGTCTTCCCTCACTACGGTGTCGTAGGAAGCTTCGGTCAACTGCTTGCCGGCCAATTCCCCAGCTTCTTCATCGGTCAAATGACGCTTGGCTTCAATCGTTTTCATGTGTTGTCACTTTCTCAAGAGCCGCCAATACCGTATCTGTCGGGTTGTCCGTTTCCAAGACTTCGGCAGCCATTTTCAACATGTCGAGGTAAATCTCGATCGATTCTACGTCAAAGTACAGTTGAACCATGCGGACGTGGGAAGAAGGGGCATCTGTCTTGACGTTCGGCATCGTCCTAGACAGCCCTGGGTCACTGGTGGTTCCCAACGTGTCGTCTTCTTCCATTCGAAGTTCTAGTGTCTTTGTGATCTTGTTCAACATCTTGTTGAGATCGTTTTGGCTGAACCCTGTAGAAGCGATGTCCTCGATGGCGATCTCTTGAAGAGTGGCAGCAAGCTGGATTTCGTCCCAATCAGACAACTCCGACGTCCTGTTGTCGGCAATCGCGTATCCCATTTTTTCGGCTTCTGTTAGGTCCGTTCGAACGATGTCGATGTTTTCCCAACCAAGTTCTCGAGCAGCCGCCAACGTGCCGTTACCAGCGATAACCACGTTCTGATGGTCAACCACGATTGGTTTCTGAAGACCCCATCGCCTCAGAGACTCTTTGATCGCTTCCATGTTGTGATGGCTATGCTCTCTGGCATTCTTCTGGTCATTCGTCAAAGAGTCGACTGGCACACTTTGAACGGTTAGGCCTGATGCTTTATTCTTCTTCGTCTGGCTTTTGGACATTAGGGATTTCCTCAACGATTGCGCCACCCTGGATGGCGATCACAGCATACAGAGCGCGAGCAACCTGCTCCCATACTTCTCTGTACGATCGTTTCAGATCATCCCAATCTGTGAAGTCGTAGTCAAATGACGTGTCCATACTCGTTGCCATAGCAAGATAACCCGCCTTCGCACAGGCTTTAATGAGAGCCTGGGAAGGTGCGGGCATTCTTGCTTCAGTGTGATCTACGCGTTTTGCCGTCACTTTGATCCTTTTTTGGGGCATTTATCTCCGCAAGAGCGTCGAAGCTTGCACATGACCCACTTGAAATAACCCAATTCGCTTACTGCAATGCCGCCTGCAACGCTAATCAGAATCATCCAAATATCGCTCATTTGATTTCTCTCCGTTTGATCTTCTTCCGAGCAGCCTCATACGCTGGATCGGAGGTTCTTCGAATAGCGACAGCCTCACGTTGGGCCATCTCGTTGTTTCTATCTAACATTTTCAAGTCGGCTTCGGCGGATCTCATAGTTGCTTTTGGGATAAACATTCCCAATGACCACACTACGCGTTTGATCAACATGCCTAGACCAGTTTGCCAAAGGAGTACGATTATCCCGATAACGATGCCAGCGATGGCGAGATTGCTCATCAAACGTGCCCACCAGGGTGTCGAATCTTCGACTCTGTGCAGGTTTGATTGTATTTCAACGGTCGTTGATTGGATGTCAGATTGCTCTGACACTATCGCTCCGCTCAATGCGATGATTTGATCTTGTGTGTCCAACGCGATGGGGTCGGCCTGAATAGATTCGAGAGTTTTTGAGGCTTCAGCCAGTTCAATGATCTGACTAGCCGATCGTTTAGAACTCGCAGCTTGCACATTTACACGCTGAGCGGATGAACCGATAGCCTGTTTCGCAGACGAACAACCCGTGAGAAACAACGCTCCAACAAGGGCAAAAGATGTACAAACAGCCGCAATAAACATAGCGGCTGTAATTCGTTCCCAAGCTCTTCTGCTAAACATCTTACGTCTCCTTGTCTCGGAGCCTCTCAAGTCGATCAACCCGGTCAATCAACTCTTTGAGCTTCATGTCCGTTGCCGCTTTTTGGCTTGCTGCTTTCCAGACCAACGTAGTAGTCATGGTCAGTCCCGCGAGGAACAGGCCTAATGGAATCAGTGTACTTTCGTTTATCACATTCCCCCTGGGCGAACTGACATCCATGACTCCGGCGAGACCAACGGCTGTCGTGCCGCTAGATGCTACGCCAGTGGCGAGTAGCCACACCAGTTCTGTTGCTTCTTTGACCATCATTTACTCAATCGCTGTGGTTTCGCCATCCCATAGTGTTTCGGTTGTACGGTTCTTTTTGACAATCTTCAAGGGGAATGGGCCATATTTCAACCACAGGCGTCGTGTCCTTCGGAACGCTTCCGTTTCCATTCCCTTCACTTCGATGGCTTCAAGAGTCCCATCGGTGTAACAGGCTACGAAATCCACGCGATATCGGTCGTCTTCAGTTAGGTCAATCGGAACCTGGCGAAGCCACCAGAGGACAAGCTTCGCACCCACCATTGCGTCTAGTTTCTTGGCGAACTCCGCTTCGGCTTTCGAATCAAATCGCCAGCCTCGATAGGTAGTCGGATTCGCGTTGAACTTGTTTCGTTTGGGAAATCTGACTCTTGGGTGTTTGCGTTTAGCCATCCGTAGATGATACGTAAAAAACAACAAGACCGGAAATAAATCCGGCCTTGCTGCGAAAGGGGTCGAGTGAGCACTTCGTCCCGATTTAAACAATCACAACTGTGGGCTCACTGCAACAAATTCGTGCTGCAACAAGCAGCGTGGGGAAATGTCATAGATAAACTACCTTCTGTGGTCTTCCAACGCAACGCGACGCGCTTCTTCTGTTGACAAACCGCCTTCGTAAATACAAATAGCGATTCGTTCACGATACGCATCTACGGCATCTGGACCGCTTCGAGAGACTTCTTCGGGTATATCTTCTGTCAAGTGTCTAATCCTCTGATGGGATACTTCGTCAATGACCCTGTGCTTTCCGCTTGCCAGATTCGGCTTTCGGCTTCTTGCCTGTCCCAACCGTATCTTTTCCGCAACCATTCAAGCATTTCAGAGTGACTCATGTCGTATCTAATTCTTTTGTTGTCGATCCAGGTTGCCAAATCGTAAGGTGTTGGACCGTCTTGTTTCATTTGTAATCCTTGAAGCGATATAAATCCCCGTTATTTAAGCAGCACGGGGACACACTGCATGAGTAACCAACAACATGTTGGCGTGAGATTGAGGTTTGAGATGAATCAAACGGCCTACTTGGCTTTAGTAGGTGTACAAACCTCTTTCTCGTAAGTCAATATCGCTTCTCCAATCAACTGTGGTATCTGAGGAACTACGGCGTTTCCGAGTTGTTTAAGTCTGTCCATCCGATTGGGAACCCCATGAGCCACTCGACCCATGGTGGGTTCAACGCTCCAGACTTGTTTGAAACTACCATCGAGAGGCTTAGTTGCTTCCCCAAGGATTGTCGGCGTTGAACCGAAGCCATTCCAAGATGACCCCTGTCTCGGTTGTCGCTGGCATTCGGGGTCGGCCACATTCTCGCTGGCATTCCCATTTGCGCTTCCGCTGTCAATGTCGGCGTATTCCTGCGATATTCCGCTGGATACCCCGCCTCTTTCGCGTTGTGTGCAGTTGGGGTATGCCACGATCCAGACCCTGTCGCGGCGGTGAGGTGCGCCAACGGCTGAAGCTGGTATGCAATGCCATTCCGCATCGTACCCGATCTCGGCCAACTCTCCGAGAACTCTGTCAATCCCTCGAAAAAGGAGTGCTGAGACGTTTTCCACGATCGCGTATCTGGGTCGTATTTCGCTAATGAGTCTGGCATACTCGCTCCATAATCCTGATCGTTTGCCTTCGAGTCCGGCACCTTCTCCTGCAAGAGATATGTCTTGACAGGGAAAACCGCCGACGATGACATCAGGTTTGATTTCAAGTGCATCTAACTGGTCTGCGTTCAACTCCTGAACATCGTCAAAGATCGGAACCCCAGGCCAATGCTTCTTCAAGACCAGTTGCGCCTTCTTGTCGACCTCGCAGAAAGCAACAGTATCAAATCCTCCGGTCCGTTCAAGGCCAAGACTGAATCCGCCCACGCCACTGAATAGGTCAAGGATTTTGAATTTAGTTTCGCTCATGCTGCAACCCACCAACTCGGCGCATCACGACCTTTATTCCACGTGGCAAATCTGGATTTGTCGCCAAGATAGTATTTGCGAAACGCTTTGATCGGAGCATTGTGGATTTTGTACTGGTCTGGCATTGCTTGAACAAAACTTGTTCTCGGGCCGACAGGGATAAGATTGGCAAACTTAGTCATGTGACGAATGGCTTTGTCGCACGCGTGAAGCTTGTTGTATCTGTATGTGTATTCGGCGGACAATGCTATGCCGTGTTCGCAAAGCCACAAGAAGTTATTGCGAGTTTCGCCCGCCCAAACTGTGCATGGGTGATGCGGATAGCCACCCTGATAGGGTGTACCTTTGCTGGTAAACGGCATGTCAATGTCAGTTGCACCATGCCTACGAAGTGCAGAAGCAAGCATTTGAGCAGATTCCACAGGCATTTTGACGACGTGCTTGTCGCATTGCTGTTTAGCAGCTTCGATCGGACAAGCAGATAGAATAAATATGTTCATGGTTGAACCCCTTTCACGTTTCAACTTAGCAGAACTTACAATAAAAGGTTTCAAATGTCATCAAGATTCCTGTCTTCATAATCTGACTCCAAGTGCGCGTCAACTGCTCGTTCCATGTCTTTGGCTTTGTGCGCTTTGATCACATCCATCATGCCCAGTCCAATGTGCGCAGCCAGCAAATGGTCGTATGGCATTCCGTGCGAAAATGAAACAACAGTTCTCGTCGTTTGACACTCGAAGTTCCACGATTGCGGGCAATCTTCTCCGTCAGTTGTCAACGTGTAACGCCAGCAATCTGAAACGGGTGGAGTCGGAGTAGTTCTGAACTCCCACCCGTACTCTTTTCGTTGCATGTCAAGACAGTGAACAATGAACCTGCCTCTTGTTTGAATCAGTCTGTCAAGCATCTTTCGTACCTCCTGGCTTGTGGATCATTACTCGAACGTGGCCTTGCATCCAACTTTCAGCGACTGCTCTCGGCATGCTGTGACCACCTTCAGGTCGGACTGGTCTGCCATCGTCTACGCAGAGATGTAGACAGACGTGATCAAGTTCGGGATGCGGATAGTCAATAACCTCGCAGACAATGTATTTGGAACCATCCATTGCTGTGACTTTGATTTGTTTATCGCTCATTCGTTGCCTCCTTCGGCAAGTGCCGGATGTTCGTCGTTCACAAAATAAACATGCACATGATCGCCAGGCCGCGTGGTCAAACCAGATTTCTGAACTATTCGCACGCCTTTCATTTCGCCTCTGGATTCAACCCACTTTTGAATGCGATCGACTTGAGACCTGTTACAAGCCCACACCGCATACGAGTCGCCTTCGGTGGCTTTCCCCCAACCGGACATGCAAGTGTCGCGGGCTGCGATGTGAAACTCAGCGAATTGTGCATACGGATCAATCTCGACCGTCGTTCTTGGATCTGATGTTGTAAAAACGCTCATGGTGCAACCTCGTTTCCGTTGTCATCGTATTTCTCAGGCACAAGATGCGGAAAGTGATCTGTGATATTGAGCGTGGGATCTCCGGCCAGTTTACGACAGAAGTCCTGAGCCTTATTAACTGAGTTGAAGGTGATAATCTCACCGTTCAACATGAAGGTCAAACATTTGTCATTGATGATTGGCATGGTTCATTTTCCCTTCCATACGGGAAGTCCCGCAAGTTCCAAGATTCTTCTCATGGGCATCGTGAACGTGGCAGAAGCTGCTGCCTCTTTTGGGTTGTCAGTGTCTTCGGCATCAACCAAGATCAGTTCGCAATCGTCAACAGAAATCAATGTTCCAGAACCTGGGTCGAAGACCATCGGAACAAGCCTGTCGCGTTTGACTTGCTTGGGTCCGGCTACTTCATTAGCCAACTTGTGCATGTCCATCAGTAACCCCTTTCAGGGTAAGAATAAAGGCCCGTCTTACATGCCGGAGCAAAGCGAACCAAGGGAAGAACGTCAGCAACGTGCTGACGCGAAATAGTTTGTAGGCGAGAGAGCCATGAGGAGGGAGCCGTTACAACTTTCGCAACGGCTACCGCTCAGGGCTGTCTTACGCAAGTACGGGAGACAGGCACTCGAAGAAGGAGGGGTCTTCCAAGGCCAACTTTGTGCTCTTTCCGGCCAATCGTGTCAGCGCGTCATAGTAGTCTCTGTTGAAGTGATCCAAGCAATACTCGTGTCCGAACTCGTGGATCACAAGGTCGACAACTTCAGTCAGCGAAGGTTCATTGAACCATTTATATCCCAACCGACCGACGTTGAACGTGAGTGTTCCGCAAGGTCCGTAGGAAGCAATCGTATCTGTCTGCGACTCGTTGTAGAATCGTACTGTGATCTCGCGTCCCA